GTTTGTGAATAAACATGACCATCCTTCGGCGGCCAATCCTTCCCAATCTTGTTGCAACCAGGTGTCTATCTCTGGATCACCTGCAAACAATTCAGCTTTGGTTTTGAAGTGCTGATTGAATGGGCTTCCTGTAGAGGTTGCCATATCCAAATGGGTTTTTGCTTCATCATATCCGATTACTCTTGCATTTTGCATGTATGGACCAAAATGTCTTTCAGTCATTGCCCACGCACTATTCAAATCAAGTACATCTTGTTCTTCAAGATTTGGCACATCTTTCGCATATTTGGCCAGTGATCTATAAGCTGCTGCTTGATTTGGAACAGGTAAACCCCACTCCTTTGGGACTTCGATCCCACATTCATCTATAAACATCCTAATAAAAGGATCCATCATTCTTTTATTTACATAGCGTGGATTTCTGTTAATAAAACCCACCAATTCAAAATAGTTTTCATTTAGATATTGGGTATGATCTTCTCCTATCCAAATATCTTCATTAAATACCTTGGCCCCATCCTTCTCTAAATATTTAGAAGGATACCTTCCCCAAAATGGGGTAGTCCCTACTAATTCAGTTACGAGGGAGGGCAAGGCCGAAAAGCTATGCCATTGTGCAAAGGAACATCTCCATTATCTGCACACTGTTCTAAAAACTTAGCCGTAATTGGTTCAAAACGACCAAAATCACGCCCATTTCCATGGGTCCACAAACCTACTATACGTCCATTAACGTCTAGGACTGGGGCTGTACAGTCTCCGTTGCGCGTCGCTGCATTGCACCACCCTAAAGGTGAGGCAAATCCTACGATTGCATCCGGAACACTATCTCCCCCATGTCCAAAACCATAAACTGTTACAATTTGTGAATCCTCCAAAACCTTAAAAGATCTTGTATTAAATGGTGATTTTATTCCATTTATAGGGAAATATCCAATCTCTGCATTTACCATGACGAACTTTGTTACATCCATCATTAGTGTATGCACGTGATTTACAGCACGATATTGTATACTCGTGTCATCTTGAAGGCAATGTAATACTACATACATACGATTACCTACATGGGTACCAGTACATAAATACTGCTCTCCAGCAAAAATCTTATACACTCCAGCTGCTAGTTGCGAAGGCTTAAAAGCCTGCGTATCCAACTTCTGGGGTGCAGAAAATTTTGCATGAACATCCTTAATGAATTTTTC